CAAAAGGAAACCGAAAGGATCGCCCATGAACAGGCTCAACGTGAGCAGGCTTCGCGCGCTGCTCTTGACACTGCCACTTCTCGCAATCGCAGCTTGCTCACCACTATCGCCCAGCTCAACGCAAATGCAGCCGCTGCAAAGCTGTCCGGCCCCGGCCCGCAATCCTGCTCCACCGCCGACGTTGATGGAGCCACCGCCGCCCGCAATGCACTCGGGGAGTGCAGCAGCAGATACACAGCGCTGGGAGGCATCGCTGACAAGCTCTCCGGCCAGGTAACTGGCCTGCAGGACTACATCCGTTTCGTGTCCACGCAAAAGGAGCTGGCCGATGGTTATTGAGATGACGCTGGCCAACGTGATCACAGTTGCGGCCTTGTTTATTGCTTCGCTGTGGGCACTGGTGAAGGTGATCAGCGGTCAACAGGAGCGCCGGCTTTCGGATCGGTTCGATGAGCTGGGCCGGTCGATGCAAACCATCGTCAAGGCCCAAGAGAACAACGCCAGTGCCACGCAGGAGCTGGAGAGAGAGCTGATGAAGTGGAAGGCGGATCTACCGCTGCAGTACGTGCGGCGCGACGACTACATCCGCAACCAGACAGTGATTGAAGCCAAGCTGGACGCCATGGCATCCATGCTCGGTACCGCGCCAAAGAGAGGAAACCAGAATCATGCAGATTGATCACGCAAAGGTACGCCGCGAATCCATGCGCTGGCTGATTTTGCTCACGCTCAACAATGCCCGGCCGATGGGTGCACAGGAAGGTCCGATCTTGTCGGTGGCCCAGTCCCTGTATCCCGATGCCAGCCCGCTGGAGCTGCGCCGCGAGTTGGACTACCTGCATGACCGCGAGCTGGTCAAGGTGGACCGTGCGCCCAATGGTGTTTGGCATGCCGAGCTGACCCGGTACGGCGTCGATGTGGCCGAGTACACCGTGGACTGCGAGCCTGGCATCGCTCGCCCACAGAAGTACTGGTAAGCCATGGCCCGCAAAAGCAGCATCGACCGGCTAGACCCGGAGATCAAGGCATACATCACGGCAATGCTGGCAACCGGCAGCATGACGCTGGACGAGCTGATCAAGGATCTGCAGGGGCGCTTCCCGGCTGCAGCTGGTGCTGGCGAACTGCCCAGCCGCTCGGCTGTTGGTCGCTTCGGCCAGAAGCTGGAGCGCCGTCTGGAAGCCATCCGAGCCAGCACCGAAGCCGCACGACTGATTCAAGAGCATGCCGGCGACGATGAAGATGCACGCAGCGGTGCGCTCACTGCATTGGTTCAAACCGAGCTGTTTGAGTACATCATGCAGTTGCAGGATGCCAGCGAACAGGATGTGGATCCGGTCAAGCGAGTCGAGCTACTCTCCAAAGCGGCCAAGAACATTGCCACGCTCACGCGCTCCAGTGTGAGCCTGAAGAAGTTTCAGAGCGAGGTGCGTGATCGTGCCGAAGCAGCTGCAGCCAACGTCGAGAAGATCGCCAAGAAAGGCGGCCTCTCGGCCGAATCGGTGGAGCAGCTGCGTCGCGAGATCCTGGGGATCGCCGCATGACCTCCATTCCCTTTGTGACGCCCAACACGGCCACCAGCGCGGTGCCTGCGGCCCTGATGGGCTACCAGCAGCGCTGGGTGGCTGATCCATCGCCCTTGAAGGTGATCGAGAAGTCCCGCCGAACAGGTTTGACCTGGGGTGAGGCTTCGGACAACGTGCTATCGGCCGCATCAGCGCGCAGCGCGGGCGGCCAGAACGTCTACTACATCGCCTACAACCAGGACATGACCATCGAGTACATCCAGGCCTGCGCGATGTGGGCTCGGGTGTTCAACTACGCGGCCGGGGAGATTGAGGAAGGCATGTGGGATGGCGAGGACGAAGCCGACCGCAATATCAAGACCTACACGATCAAGTTTCCGGCCTCCGGTTTTCGCATCGTTGCCTTGTCCAGCCGGCCGTCCAACCTGCGCGGCCGTCAAGGCACCATCGTGATTGACGAGGCAGCGTTCCACGACCAGCTGGCCGAGTTGCTCAAGGCAGCTCTGGCCATGCTGATCTGGGGCGGCAAGGTGCGCGTGATCAGCACGCACAACGGCACGGACAACCCGTTCAACGAACTGGTGACCGATATCCGCGCGGGCCGTCGCAAGGGAACGGTGCATCGCATCACGTTCCAGGAGGCCGTGGCTGAAGGGCTGTACAAGCGCGTGTGCATGCGCTTGGGCAAGGTCTGGACGGCTGAGGATGAGGCCGAATGGATGGCGGGGGTCTATGCCTTCTACGGCGATGGCGCCTCGGAAGAGCTGGATTGCATCCCCGCTAACAGCAGCGGCTCATGGCTGACGCGCGCATTGATCGAATCGCGCATGTCCAAGGACACGCCTGTGCTGCGGTGGGAGTGCAAGGCCGGTTTCGAGGTGCTGCCCGAGCACATCCGCATAGCCGAATGCCGCGATTGGCTGCAGGCTGAGATGGAGCCCATTCTGGAGGCCTTGCCGCAGGATGTGCTCAGCTTCGACGGTGAGGACTTCGGGCGCACAGGCGACTTGTCGGTGCATGTGCCGCTCATCCAATACCCCAACCTGGTGCGGCGCCCGCCCTTCACGGTGGAGCTGCGCAACGTTCCCTTCAAGCAGCAGGAGCAAGTCGCGTTCTATCTGCTGGATCGCCTGCCTCGTTTCAGCGGAGGCTCCTTCGATGCGCGAGGCAATGGCCAGTACCTGGCAGAGGTTGCAATGCAGCGCTACGGCGTGGATCGCATCCACCAGGTCATGCTTTCCGAGACCTGGTACCGGGAAAACATGCCTCCTCTGAAAGCTGCGCTTGAAGACGGCACCCTGGATGGCCTGCCCATGGATGCGGACACCCTTGCCGACTTGCGCTTGGTCCAGGTGATCCGTGGTGTGCCGCGGATTCCAGATGTCCGCAGCACTGGTACCGATAAGGGCAAGCGACATGGCGACGTAGCCGTGGCAGCTGCCTTGGCCTGGCACGCATCCCGCAACGCCGGGGCCCCGATGGAGTTCACCAGCAGCGGGCCTATTCAGGATGCTTATGAAATGAATGGATTCCTCTATGGCTAATAACCGTCGCGCTCAGCGCAGCCGGCAAGCGCCGGACTTGAGCAACTATGTGACACGCGAGGAGCTGGAGACAGAGATCGCCAGCCGCCTGGTTGATCCTTTTGAGTCCAGCTACCTGGGTGTGTTGCGCACCAATGATCCACTTCTGCTTGAGCGAGGCCAGGGCGGTATCGAGATTTACCGCGACCTGAAACGCGACGGCAAGGTGTTCTCTTCGCTGCAAAAGCGGCAGTTGGCCCTCGTCGGCTATGACTGGACCGTGACGCCCATCACGTCGTCCACAAAGGCGGATGAAGATGCCAAAACGATGCATGACATCCTGGATAGCTGCGGCTTCGATAACCTGTGCAAGCAGCTAATGGATGCATTGCTCACCGGCATTGAAGTCGTCGAGACCATGTGGACGGTATCGGATGGCATGTGGGTACCCAAGCGCTTTGCTCAGCGGGCTCAGAAACGCTTCACATTCATTCAAGACACAGCCGAGCGCCCACCAGAGCTGCGTATGCTTACCCGCGAAGACATGCTGCGCGGTCGTGCACTCCCTGAGCGCAAATTCATCGTGCATCGGGTCAATCCGCAAGATGACAACCCCTATGGCATGGGCCTGGGCCTGCAAACCTACTGGCCAGTGTTCTTCAAGCGCGCCGGCATCGTGGCCTGGAACAAGCGCCTGGCACGCACTGGCTCCCCCATGCCTTGGGGCAAATATCCGAACGGTGCCGGCCCCAAGGAAAAGGACACGCTTTTCGCAGCGCTGCGTGCCATGAGCAACGACGGCGTGCTGATGACGCCGCAGGGCATGGATATCTCGCTACTGGAAAGCAAGATGGCAGGCAGCGGCAGCATCAGCTCCGAACGTGAGCTGGCCGAGTACATGGACGACTGGATTGCGGCTGTCTGGACCGGAGAGTCCCCGCGCGGCAAAGCCGGCGGCGCCGTGGCAGCTGCTGCAAAGGAGCGTGAGTCGGTGCGCTTGGGCCTGACCAAGGGCGACAGCGATCTGCTGACAGAAACGCTCAAGGAGCAGCTGCTCGACCACATCTGCTATTTCAACGGGCTGGAGCCCTGCAAAGTCTATCGCCAGATCAAAGCCGATGAGGACACCAAGGCGCAGTCGGAAACTGATAAGAACGTTGCGGACCTTGGTTTCGAGCCCTCCGAGGCATACATCAAGGAACGCTATGGCGATGGCTGGACCAAGAAGCAAAGCGTGGCTGCTTCAGATCCGGCAGCGCCCAACGTCAGCCCTGTGGGTCCCAGCTTTGCCGAAGCCAGCGGTGTGCAGGGCCAGGACGCCATCGACCAGGCGCTGGCATCCATCGGTGATGCCGAGCTGCAGGACGCCATGCGCGGCCTGCTGGAGCCGCTGTTTGAGGCCATCGAGGCGACCGATAACTTCGAGGATGCCCTGGCCGTGGTGCAGCAGGCTTTTCCGAAGATGGACAGCGCCAAGCTGCAATCGCTGGTCGCCTCGGCGATCTTTGGCGGACAGGCCTATGGCCGTGCCGTCGAGGCATAGGAGACGCCATGACGACCATCGCTGCCAATCTGAAGCTGCAGCCGGCCGACGCAACGGAGTACTTCCGTGCCAAAGGTCTGCAGGTGACTTGGTCCTGGACGGATATGACGCGAGAGGCACATGCTGCAGAGTTCACGGTCGCCAAGGCCACTACGCTGGATGTACTGTCTGCGATTCACGCTGAGATCAAGAAGGCCATTGGCGAAGGTCAGACCTTCGAGTCCTTCAAGAAAACTTTACGCCCGAGGCTGCAGGATTTGGGCTGGTGGGGACGCCAGGAAGTGCTGGACGCTGAGACTGGCGAGCTGACCACGGCACAGTTGGGCAGCAACCGGCGCCTGCGTACCATTTTCCAGACCAACGTGCAGACGGCCTATATGGCCGGACGCTACAAGCGCTACCTAGCCGATGTGGAAAACAGGCCGTACTGGCGCTATGTGGCCATCCTGGACGGTCGCACGCGGCCTGCCCATCGTGCCCTGCATGGCAAGGTGTGGCGCTGGGATGACCCGATATGGCAGGTGATCTGGCCGCCCAATGGCTGGGGATGCCGGTGCCGTATCCAGGCACTGACAGAAGCCGAGTTCCGCGCGCTTGGTGTGCCTCTTGAAGATGGCAGCGAGGCAATCAGCACGATCCGAGTGCCGGTCAATAAGGACGGCGACACGATGGATGTGCAAGTCGTGCGCTACATGGACGAGCGTGGCCAGCCGCGTACATTCCGGCCAGATCCTGGCTGGGACTACAACCCAGGCGTGGCATCTCAAGCCAATCTGGACCGGGTCATGGCCGGCAAGCTGGAGCAGGCGGCGCCAGCCATCAGCCAGGCTGCAGTCCGTGACATGGCGGGCCAGCCGCAGTTTGGTCAATGGTTGCAGGCACCCACGGGGGCCTGGCCGCTTGTGTCGGTCCCACCGGCAGATGCACAGTCCATTGGCGCCGCCTCACGCATTGGCACTCTGGCCGGCACCGTGGTGCG